CTCTTTTCAGAAAGGAGGATTGAAGATATGGTGTTGTCAGAAAAACCATGTATCTCTTTAGCCGCAGCAAGAGTAAATGCACGCATGAATCAGAGGGAAATGGCTGAATATTTAGGAGTAGATGTATCAACGATAACAAATTGGGAAAAAGGAAAATCAGAACCCAATGCAAGTCAATTGCGAAAAATAAGTGAAGTTTCTGGAATCCCTATGGATTTTATTTTTGTGGTCATGGAATCTTAAAAAATAAGATTATAAAAAAGAGGTAAAAAAGGTGGCTTGTTACAAGTTTAAACTGGAATCCCTTTACTTAAATTTTTCCGAAAAGAAATTTTTTATCAATGGAAAAGAGGTTTCACTAACTGGATTAACGGACTTTTCCTTAGTTGCTGATGAGAATGGCTGGAGCTTATCAGCGAAGCGGGACATTATTGCAGAGATTTCTGAAAAACATTTTTTACAGTCCCAATTATTTCAGGAAGAAAAGAAATAGAAGCTTCAGCTGCAACCGTTGCCATCTGATTTATGCTTGCGCTGCCTGCTATATCGACAAACTTTAGAAGTGCTGCATAAATTTTTGGAATTCGCAGGTTGGCTAAAAGAGCGTGTGCATCAGGAGTAATGTCCATAAATGACATTACTCCTTGTGGATGCAACTTTCCGCAATACAGGTAACCAGATAAGTAGATTTGCTGGCAATGATAAGCAATTTCGTTAAGTGGGTATTTCTGTAAGAGATCTTCTTCCTGCATGTCGTTCCATGATTGGTAGGTATAAGTTACGCCGGCGTCATCAATAGTTGACTCTAAAATAGTCAAGATATCTTTTATACAGTTAGGATTTAATTTCATAAATGTTCTCCCTAAATATATTTCAGTTAGTAGTACTGATAGGATGATTGTATCACAGGAAGGGGACTATTACCAGATTAGTAGGAAAGGAGAAACTAAATATGTCAATAGAAGAACAACAGGAAGCGGTACAGGAATTCCGCTTGGCCCAGCAAATAGCGGAGCATGTGGCCCGTATCCTTACGTCAGCGGTGCAACCATACCCAGAGTTTGGTACTGGTGGTGTCCCTATGGCAGTGGCCGCGGAGGTTTACGGAAAGGATGCGGCATGGGTGCGCGAGGGTATAGATGCTGGATGGTTGCCGATAGGCAGATGTACCAAGCGCCAGAAGAACCGGAGCTTTTACATATCACCCAAGAAACTATGGGAAGACACAGGCTATGTTTGGAAAGGAGAGACTAGCCAATGAGAGGTAAAACATTTACGGAGCATCGCATCCGCGCCAGAGCAGCAGTCCAGTATCCCGGCTGGCGTGTGGATTTTGTGGGACCGGCCACTGCGGTGATGACCAATATCATGGGGCACAGGCGTATGGTGACCTTCCGTCGGTGCAGGAGACGCCGGGACGGCCCAATCATGATGGCAGCTAAATGGATTGTGCCGGCGGTCATCTGGCTGTTGGGGATGTGGATGGTATCTATCGTGGTCATGGCGGCGGCCATGGGCGTGAGACTGTGAGAGGAGGATATGAGGATGAAAACATATAAAGTGTTTTTAACAAGGAGTAGGGAAGCGTCCGGCCTTCTGGCAGATGCTCTTTGGGAACAGTATAAGCAGAATGAAGGATGTTCAAGTGGCTTTGGTTATGCTGATAATGATGACCGGATTCCTGTATTGTATCACAACTGTGGTTATTTTTACGCGATGGTCGAGTATGAGAGTGAAAGACCAAAGTATGAGCTGATATTTGCATAGAAGGGAGATGAGGAGAAATGTTTGGAAGCATAAAGAGCATTGCGGAGCTGGCGGTCAGGGATTGGTGCCGTTCCATCGGACTGGACATGCATTATATCAAGCTGGGCATGGATGGCAACGAGGCCATGATAGAGGATGCCATCGGTAACACGTTGCGGCTGGTATATGACAACGATACCAAGTCTGTCTATGTCAAAGAGTAGGAGGGTGTTAGGACAATGAAAAAGAAGGATGACTTAGAGGCCATTGTGGACCTGCTACATGAATGGTGTGAGGAATATGGAGAAGAATATGCTTCCATCTGCATTATTAACGGTATGGGACGCGCAATCAATGACCCTGCATTACCTGCCGATGAACAGGTTTATATATTGAAAGATTACAAAAAGATGGACCCCAGACGGGTGGAGCCGTCCGAAGTCCAGGTAACTAAAAATTATTTACAACCTTAGTATAAGGGATTTAAAAGGAGATTACAAGATGCTTACCAAAAAAGAAGTAACCAACTGGGTATATAGGGTCCGGGATAAAGCGTTCAGGAGCCTGCAGGATGCATATGAAAAGGCAGTCAAGGAAGAGGAGGACCGAATATTCAAGGAAAGTGGGGCTGCCGACATAATTAAAAAGCTGGAAGCCTCGATGCGGGAGATGAACCGGGAGCATGAGAAGCTTATTAGCCTTATGCGTGATAGCCAGGAGATGTCTTATGAAACTGCGTCATGCTATGGATTATCCTACTACTTAGATAAGATTGACCCGGTTGATAAGAGGGTTCGGAACGCTATTAAATATGATTCGAAAAAGCTTACACAGCTCAAAAAGAAATATGAGGACGACGAGAGGAAAGTCGGTGCCAATTATGCAGCGGTGCTGTCGGAGCTGAAACTTAAGTCAAATGTCAAGCGGTGTATGGAGTATCTAAAGGAACTGGGGTTTGATGTGAGCAGCCTGGAGAAACTGGAACATACAGAGGTGGCTGTGCAGCTGGACAAGCGGTATCTGTTTGTCTGCGGGGACAATAAGTAAAGGGAGGCATTCAGGATGTTGATGGCTATTAAGGGAGGACAGGTTTTAGTAAAGGGTGCCAACAGCACTCAATATGCTGCGATAAAATCGTGGAACATGATGCGCTGGAACCGGTCAGAACAAATGTATGCAGGGCCAGTGACAAAGGACTTACTTAACCGGCTTTCAGATTTAGTGGGGAAGCTCCCGGAGGCGGCCGAAGAGGAGAGGCAGAAGCTTAACCGGCTGTCAGCAGCAATCGATAAGGAGCGCATGGAACCCGAACCGGAACCATTCATTCCTCCGCCAGTCAAGGTAAAACCATACCAGCACCAGATACGGGGATATAACATGGCCCTGCTTGCACTTGGCCTGGTGGATGTGTCAAATAAGGAGGTTCCAGATGTTAAGCATTAAGGAGGCCATTGAGATTTCCAGGATACTCTGCAAGGCCCCGGAGGAACGGCTGGCAATGATCCTCGCTGTCTATGAGGAGGCCGGAATCATAATATCAGGACTGGAGGAGCTGGAAGAGTGGAAGTCCTTAAAGGACCAGTCCGGCCTGATTGACATACAGGAGTTCCTTGAGGATTTGGAGACACAGTATCCAGCAGATGAGAAGGGCGACATCCGGATACGTCCGGACCAGCTTCAGAAGGTATGCGATGAACGGAAGGTTAAGGTATCCTGCTGTAAGCGTATCCTGGCAAGGAAAGGATACCTTAAGACCCATATGGATGGCAGTAAGCTGAATTATACAGTGACACTGTGGGTAGATGGGCAGAGCCAGAGATTTGTTGTGATTAACAGGGAGCCTGTGTACCTGAAGGAGGTAGTGTAGATGGAAAAGAAAGAGCAGTCCATACATAAAGGGTTTGGTTTTCTGTTTGAGATGGGATGTGGAAAAACCATCACAGCCATATCCGTGGCGGGTACGGCATACCAGATGGGGAAAATCAGGAAACTCCTGGTTGTTGCCCCCACATCGGTATGTAGTGTATGGCCGAAGGAGTTTGATGATTATGCGGATTTCCGCTACTGCGTTAAGGTATTGCTGGGAACGAAGGATAAACGGATTAAGCTGCTGGACGACCTGGATGCGTTCCCATATGAAGCGCTTAAGGTGGCAGTCATTAACTATGAAAGCACCTGGAGGGAAGGGGTATTTGAGGCACTTTTAGACTGGGATGCCGATATGGTCATTGCGGATGAGAGCCAGCGTATCAAGTCGCACGATGCACAGCAGAGCAAGGCCATGCACCAGCTGGGAGACAAGGCAAGGTATAAGCTCATCCTGTCAGGGACGCCGGTACAGAATGATGCAATCGACCTGTACAGCCAGTACCGATTCCTGGATCCATCCGTATTCGGTACGAACTATTATCAGTTCAGGAACCGCTATGCCATCATGGGCGGGTTTGAGCGGCGCCAGATTGTCGGCTACCGTGATATGGACGAACTTATCAGAAAGGAGCATTCCATTGCTTACCGGGTAACCAAGGAGGAGGCGCTGGACCTTCCTGAGCAGACGTTTGAGAACCGGGTCATCACATTGAGCACGAATGAGCGGCAGCTGTATGACCGGATAAAAAAGGATAGTTTTGCGGAGTTGGAAAGTGGCGGACAGATTACGGCAACCAGTGTGCTGACCAAACTGCTGCGGCTCCAGCAGTTTACCGGCGGATTCATCCAGGCAGACGAAGGGAACCGGCCGGAACTGG